TGCGGCCCTGCCCTTGCGGAACCCTTCGAGCCAGCATGCGCGATGCTCGACGCGCTTATATGGATTGTCGCCCTCGCCTATGCTGTGATCTTGGCCGGCCGCATAGCCGCGGGCGACGGCGTCGTTGAGCCCGTTCATATAGCTGCGCAATCTCATGCTGCATTTCTCCTCATGAAAAGATCGCCTTGGGCCGGAAGCTCGCCCCACTGATCGGCCATCGCCTCGGCAATACCGGCAAAGAACCTGGATCGCTCTCGCGCCCGCATTTCGCCGTGCCGCCCCCATCCCGAATGCCGGTGAACGCGCGCCTCCCGCCCCTCGACGATGTCGGTGGGTTCAAGGTTCGGCAGGTTCTTCAGCCAAAAGCATGTGCGCTTCGTCTCGCCGTGCCCGAACTGCCACGGCTGTACCGATTGCGCCGGCTCGCGGTAGTTCTCGATCAGCGCCTTGGCGTGTCGATGCATGACCGGATTTTCAATGCAGATGCGATCGATGGGGGCATTCCAGAACGTGGAGAACAGCGCCGCCGCGTCCCTCAATTCCGCCTGCATCTCGTCTACCGTTCGTCCTGGCGGTGGGCCTGAAAGCCAGCGGACGCCAGAATTGCAAAGCCGGGTGCATGGCGGGTGCGCCACCATCAGCAAATCCCAGCCATCGTCGAGAAGGTCGCGGGCGTCGCCCACGATGTGCTTGTTGCTGCCGTCTTCGGCCGGGGTGAGATCGCAAGACCATGCGTCATGCCCTCTTGCCGCGAAAGCTCTGCGTACCGTTCCTGAGAACTCGCACGCGACCAATACACGTAATTCCATTGTGTTCCTCGTGTTGCGATTATTGCACCAATCACAATACACATCGCAACACAGAAATCCAGCGGAATTTCCGGCCGATTTGGTGAGGGCTAGTGTAGGTATATGCTCCTATTTTCTGGTATAAGTATTTGATTGTGTTTAAGTGATGCACTTTGCGCATAAAAAGCCCGAATAGGAAAAAATGGTAGGTATCGAGGCATATATAAGTCGCTAAATGTCACCTACTTTATAAGAGAGCATTTTTGCTCCAGGTGGGTCACTTAAACACTTTCAATATGTTAATGCCAATTTCGTGTTGTGATCGCTTCACTAAGCCCTCACTTCGCGGGCTCTAATAGTTAGTGAGATCGCAACATTCATTACAACAACCATGTCACCGGTATTTGTCGCCTAAATAGAGGCGTTGTTACCAATGGAAGAATTAACCCCCAAAGAGGCGCGATTTGTCAGCGAGTATCTTGTTGATTTGAATGCAACAAAGGCTGCTGAAAGAGCCGGATATAAGAAGCATACGGCAAGGCAAGCAGGTTCGCGCCTGTTGTCAGATGTTAACATTCAGGCGGCTATTGAAGCCGCCAAGCTTGAGCGCTCCGAACGCACACAGATTGACGCGGATTGGGTGCTTACTCGCCTCGCTAATGAGGCTGACGCCGATATGGCTGATCTCTACGATGATAACGGCGATTTGCTGCCCGTAGAAGAATGGCCGTTAATCTGGCGGCAAGGGCTTGTCGCGGGCGTGGAAATTGAAGCGCTCTACGAGGGCGAAGGCGAAGACCGTATCCAGGTTGGTCACGTCAAAAAGCTGAAACTTGTAGACAGGACGCGCCGCCTGGAGCTGATCGGCAAACACATTCGCGTCAACGCGTTTCAAGACGTGGTCGAACACAAGGGCCTTAACGCCCTCGCCGATCGCCTGGAGCGCGCACAAAAGCGGCTCGATGGCGAGGATGATTAATCGCCATGGTTGCAACGCCGAATTTTGATGAAAACGCGCTGATCGACCTCGCAGCCTCTTGCCGGTATTCGCCCAAGAGGTGGTCGCGCGTTGCCTGGGATTGGGGCGTGGGCGAGCTGTCGGACTATGACGGGCCGCGCCCCTGGCAGGACGATATCAATGATATCATCGGCAAACATCTGGCAAGCCCCGAGACGCGCTTTCAGCCGCTCAAGATATCGGTCGCCTCGGGCCACGGCATCGGCAAGTCTGCCGAGATGGGCATGCTGTCCAATTGGGCGATGTCCTGCTTTGCAGATTGCAAGATCGTCACGACGGCGAACACGGAAGGCCAGTTAAGGACGAAGACGGCGCCGGAAATCGGCAAATGGTTTCGCATGTCGATCACGTCGCATTGGTTCGACATTCAAACCATGTCGATCAAGTCGCGAGATCCAGAGCGCGGCGAAAGCTGGCGGCAGGACTTCATTCCCTGGAGCGAGCACAATACCGAAGCATTCGCCGGCCTTCACAACAAGGGCAAGATCATTCTCTTGCTGTTCGATGAAGCGTCGAAGATCCACGACAAAGTTTGGGAAGTCGCCGAGGGGGCGCTTACCGACGAAAACACGGTGATCATCTGGGTTGTCTTCGGCAACCCAACGCGCAACAGCGGCCGCTTTCGTGAGTGCTTCCGCAAATTCCGTCATCGTTGGGTAGGCCGGCAGATCGATAGCCGCACCGTTCCCGGCACCAATAAGCAGTTCCTGCAACAGCTCGTAGACGACAACGGCGAAGATAGTGATATCGTCAAAGTGCGCGTCCGCGGCCAATTTCCGAGCCAATCAGCCATGCAGTTTATCAGCGCCGACGACGTGGACGCGGCTCAAAAAGTCCACCTCCGCAAAGAGCAATACAGCTTCGCGCCTGTCATCATCTCCGTTGATCCGGCATGGAGCGGCGACGACAGTCTTGAAATCATGTTGCGGCAAGGCCTCTATTCGAAGTCTCTCGCCACGATGGCGAAGAACGATAACGACGTTGAGGTTGCGAACCTCATTGCGCGGCTAGAAGACGAGTATCAAGCTGATGCAGTCTTTATCGACGCGGGCTATGGAACGGGCATCTATTCGGCCGGCCAAGTCATGGGCCGAAGCTGGCGGCTCATCTGGTTTAGCGGCAAGCCCATCAACCCAGGCTATGTGAACAAGCGCGCCGAGATGTGGGGCACAATGAAGCAATGGCTTAAGGCCGGCGGCGCGATCGACCCGAAAGACGAAGTGCTCTATCAAGACCTGATCGGCCCGGAAACGGTTCCGAAGCTTGACGGCAAGATTCAGCTCGAAAGCAAAGAGGACATGAAGGAGCGCGGCATTCCATCGCCTAACCGCGGCGACGCTCTCGCCCTGACCTTCGCGGAACCGGTCGCCAAGAAGGTCCGCGTTATCGGCGGACACGGCACCATCTCGCCGCATCAGGTCGAGGTTGAATACAGCCCTCTCGGCTGAAGCGATTTCAGCGTGACAACCATTGGCCCGCAACGGTGCTCCAAAGCACTCAAACCGGGCCAATGGAGCGCAGCTTGTGAACCGAGATATCAACGTCACCGCCAATCTTGAAATGCCCGCGCCGCTGATCGTCGTCGACGCCCAGGCGCGGGACATCGCCGTTCGTCAGAACATCGCGACCAACGGCCGGTGGTTCTGCGCCATGCTCTTCATGGCGTGCATCAGGCTCGGGCTCATGCGCCTTTCGCTGCTTGCCGCGCTTCCTGTTGGCCTGTCTGTCATCGTTGACCAGCTTCCGGCCGGCGTTCTTCGTGGGCTGCTCAGCGCAGTCGCTTACGGCGTCACCGTTGCCGCCGCCCTCCTCCTCCTGATCGTCCTCATCATCCTGGGATAACCGTCAATGTGCATGTTCTCCACTCCGAAAACGCAAGCCGCCGAAGTCACGCCGCCCGTCGAATATGCGCAGCAGAAGACGCCCGACTATGCCGCAGCCGAGACCACGGCCGCCCGCCGCGCGACCGACAAGGCAAAGGGAGCGACGAGCACCATTCTTACCTCGCCCAGCGGAACCGGCGCGCTAGCTGACACTTCGTCGCCGACGCTGACTGGCGCGAACAAAAAGACGCTGCTTGGAGCTTAGCCAATGTGCAGCATCCAGCGTCAGAATGGCTTTTATACCGCCATGGCCGGGCTCGGGGACAAAAACAACAGCCCCGAATTTGCCAGCGCCGTCCGTTCCAAGATCGTCACTGATCCCGCGTCGTCTGCCTCTGCACCATCTCCCGCGCTGGCGCCGGAAGGCCGCCAAGCAAGCCGGCAATCGGGAGGGGCGGTAAGGCAAAATAAAAGCACGTCTCTCGGCGGCTCCACCGTCCTCACATCCGATCGCGGCGGACTGATTGCCGCGCCCACTGAAAAGAAAACTCTCCTGGGGCAATAAGCATGGCCGATCCGCGCCGCTCGAATGAGACGCAAATCAACTATCACCGCCGCCGCCTGGAGGAGCTGAAACAGATTCGCCAGCCATGGGAAGCGGAATGGCAGGCGTTGGCCGACTATATCGAGCCGACGCGCCTTCGCCTCACGTCGAAGGCAGAAGGCCCGCGCTCTCGTAAGAAGATCGTCGATGGAACGGGCACGCATGCTTACGACACGCTGAAATCTGGGATGCACTCGGGCCTCACGTCGCCCGCGCGCCCATGGTTCCGGCTGGCGACATTCGACGCCGATCTTAAGAAGGTCGACGCCGTCAAGGTCTACCTA